GACTTGCCGCGAATATTAAGAAAGAGATATTCAATATCAAACGTAGGTAATTCATCAACTTTGATGCCTTTAGTTAAGACACAGTTGCGAATAACATTGCGAATAGCAGTTGTGATTTGCTTTGTGTCTTCACTCTCTAAAGCAATCACAAGAACCTTTTCTTCTTTTACAAGAAAGGGTCTATAATTTACCGTCTCTCCAGTTGATGGCAACTCAAGTTCATAAGACGGTGTAGAAATCTTTGGTAAGGGCATAATAACCTATAGAGTTTTTCAGTGTGATTATTTATTACTGTAAAATGGATGCGATAGTGCTAACTATTGGATTTCTAAAAGCTAATCTATTAGCAAGAACCTGTTCAGCAATACTAAGGATACTTTGGTTTTCTCCAATAGCACCTGTTCCATCTATTCTTTGCTGACTATCAATATAGTATCTTATGTAAGTCATAGACACCGTGCATTTTAAAAGACTAGAAGAGTCATAAGATACTGGGATAGAGTTGATGCTAATGGGATATGCTTTTACAAATCCATATGTCAGTGAACTAGCAGGTCGCCCTCTACGAATTGCTTCCTCTGTAGAAGATGCACTAGGAGAACTTTTTTCAAACTTAACGATCTTTAGACCATCAACAGCATAGTCATCTCTATACTTTGCTCTGTAATAAGAGGAATAGTCTCTGGTGTCACCATCATCAAATCCAACAATCCAATCTATCCATGCCTCAAAAAATCTGATAGGCATATAATTTGCATCATCAACATAAAATGTAAAGTCAAGTCTCTCATCAAAGATTCTTCTATATGCATGCCTCTCAGTCACACCAGTGTGATCATTATTGAGTTCTAATGTAGCAATATTGGAACCCGGTAAAGACACTTCACTACACATTATATTAATTTGGTCTTGTTCATATAAGACACCAAATTTTTGTAGTTGTTCGGATCCACCTTGAGTTCCTCCTGCTTTGAAGGGACTATCCATTGCAATCTCAAAGTGAGATGTTAATGCTGGGCGGAGCAGAGTTCTTTTTAGATCTGCTACATTCTTTGCAGAAGCCATTTATAAATAATTTTTGACCTTATATATTATGTATGGGAGAAAGTATCAAGAGTAAATATCAACCTTCATATCCTAAAAAATATAAGGGTGATTCTAGCAATATTATTTGCAGAAGCAGTTGGGAAAGAAAATTTTGTCGATGGTGTGATCTTAATGAAAGTATTTTGGAGTGGGGTAGTGAGGAATTTTGGATTCCATACCTGTCACCTGTAGACAATAGAGTTCATCGATATTTTCCTGACTTTATTATAAAGGTAAAAGAGAGTTCTGGTCAAGTCAAAACATATGTGGTCGAAGTAAAACCCAAAAAACAAACAAGACCGCCAAAGAAACCAAAGAGACAAACCAAATCATACATTTATGAGTGCAAAACTTATGCGGTCAACCAAGCAAAATGGAAAGCAGCAACTGAGTTTTGTAAAGATCGTCTGATAGAATTTAAAGTAATCACCGAAGAAGAATTAGGAATCAAATGAATCGTTTCGAGGATAATCAAATTAATAACGAAACGAATAACCCAGATGTGATGATGACGGAGATTAAGAATCTTCTGAGTGATACTGTCGCACCAATTCCTGATGTTGGAATGCTCTGCACATTTGAATATAATGCAAAGACACCGAATATATCTTTTGATCAATATCCATTAGTCGCAGTAACGGGTATTTACCCTTGGGGATTTCGTGGACTTAACTTTCACTGGGGAGAAGCTCGTCAATATACTTGGGGAGAAATGGTAAGTCAAGTTTATATCGTGCAACAAAATGAACTAGATGACTTGCTTGCAATCCCATATGCAAAAATCATAACTAAATAAATAAAAACCTTTGTCTAATGGCAGCAGGACAGACAGCAACAAGCAAAATTGGAACAGTAAAGATTGGTTCTGGTACTAGTGCCAAGAAAAAGTTCATTGCCACAAAGGTGACTCAGAGTGCAGACACAAAAGGCGATCCAACTTTTACGAAAGAAATTATAAGATACATCAACGCTAAGGGAGAGAGTGGCGTCACAATTGGCACACAGAATCCAGGAGAGACCTTGATATCTCCATCTTCCGATGCAGACTCCAATGATAAAATAGGTTTAGGAAAAGGTGGTGCTTTTATAAAACTATCCATAATTCAAATGGAATCTATTAAGGATAGTTTTGGATTAGATGGTAGTGGAAAAGATTTGTATAACTCTGCCAATGGTAAATCTGGACAAGCATTAGTAAGTGCTGAACCAGAAAAAGATTCTAGAGCATCTGGTGGAGCATCACCTTGGATTAGAAGGTCCCTGCCAAGTCAAGGATCATCTGGTGCTGGGAATGGTCCTCAAACTAGAGTAGATTTTCCTAAAGATTTAAAATATCCAGTTGATATTGGAACTACATCACAGGATGTAATTAAATTTGATATGTTAAAGTATGAACCTAAAAAAACACCAGGAGGTGGTGTTGGTTTTGGTGATAGGTCTGCTACTGATGGCAGAATTATTGGAACATGTTTCCTACCAATTCCAGCAGGTATTCAAGATCAATCATCGGTTAGTTTTGAAGATAACACACTAAACGCACTGCAGGCAGCTGCTGCTGTATCTGCAATGAAAGGACTAACAGAAACTCCTGGAGCTGGATTTCAAGAGGCAGGTAGACAACTTTCGGCAATGGCTAATGATCCTGGTGCTAAAGAAGCTCTTGCTGCTTTTTTTACTGAGCAAGCACTTAGTGTTTCTGGTCTCATAACAAGATCTACTGGGCAGATTTTAAATCCAAACATGGAGTTGCTATTCAAAGGTCCAACACTGAGAACATTTAATTTTGCATTTACAATGTCTGCTCGCAATCAGGATGAGGGTGATGAGATTATTAGAATACTTCGTTTCTTTAAACAAGGTTCAGCAGTTCAAAAATCTGATTCTAATCT